GGCCGACGCCTTCCTGATGAACTTTGAGGACGAGAGCGGCTTTGATCCGGGTATTAACGAAAAAGCCCCGCTCGTTAAGGGTTCTCGTGGCGGCTACGGCCTATACCAGACCACTGGCGACCGTCGCAGGGCCTACGAAGAGTACGCCAAGATGCGAGGAGCGGCGCTCGACGACCCTGAGGCCCAGATCGACTTCATGATGTTTGAGCTTCAGGGCCCGGAGAGCCGGGCCGCGGAATCGATCTTCGCTGCCCCAGACACCCGCTCAGCCGCCATCGCCATCGCCCGCGACTTCTTGCGCCCTGCCGAGGCAAATCTGGAAAGGCGCATTGCCAAGTACAGCGGTGAGACCGCAGGCCGCGAACTGACCGAGCGCCTTGGCGGCAAGGACGCTCTGAGCTACGGCTCGGCCGTCCCCGAAGGCGGAACCGCGGACTCCCTGATCTCGGCCTTTGAGATGATCAACGAAGGCTCCCCGGAATACTGCCCGGCAGGCTACTACTACGACGTGGCGTCCCGGTCCTGCGTGTCGATCAACGCGGTGCAAAGGAGCCCGCGGCCGAAGCCTGCCCCGGAGCGCGGCGCTGCACTGCAGCGGTTTGGCTTGCCCAGTCTCGCTTGATGGCCACTTACCGCAGAGCCCTTCAAGGGGACCTACCCGCCCTCTTGGCCTTGTCCAAGGAGATGCATGCGGAGACGTCCTTCCGAACGCTTTCGTTCAGCGATGCCAAGACGGCCACGGAAATCCTCTCTGCCATTCTGAACCCGAACATGCTCTTCGTGGTGGCCGAGGACCGAGGACAAATTCTAGGCATGATCGCTGCCTACCTCGACAGGCCCTACTTTTCTGAGGACTTGGTGGTCTACGACCACGTCTGGTTCGTAGGTAAAGAGAGCCGAGGTTCGATGGTCGGTCCTCGTTTGCTCAAGTACGTTGCAGAATGGGCTAGACTTTGTGGGGCAAAGTCTGTTTTTGTGACACTTGGTTCCGATGTGTCCCAAGAGCGCGTCGGAAAGCTTGTAGAACGGCTCGGATATAGTCGCTTGGGAGGCTACTACCGCAAGGATATCGACAGTGTCGAAGTTTGAACTTCTGCCCGACGAGGCGTTGAAGGAATATCTGGAGCTTCTTGAGGGCCGCCGCGCCCAAGAAGTGCGCGAAAAAGCCCAAGACACGTTCATGCCCTTCGTGCACCACGTCTACGAGAACTTCATTGAGGGGCGTCACCATCGCGTCATTGCCGAAAAGCTTGAGGCGGTGGCCCGGGGCGAGATCAAGCGGCTCATCATCAACATGCCGCCTCGTCACTCGAAGTCCGAATTCGCATCCTACCTCATGCCTGCGTGGTTCTTGGGTCGGAACCCCAAGCTCAAGATCATTCAGGCCACCCACAACACCGAACTGGCCGTCCGGTTTGGCCGCAAGGTCCGAGACCTGATCGACTCCGAGACCTACAAAGAGGTGTTTCCGAAGACGATCCTCAAGGAGGACTCGAAATCGGCCGGTCGGTGGTCCACAGAGAAGGGTGGGGAATACTTTGCAGCAGGCGTCGGCGCTGCCGTGACAGGCCGCGGGGCCGATTTGTTCATCATTGACGACCCGCACTCGGAACAGGACGCCCTGTCAGAGACCGCATTCGACAACGCCTACGAATGGTACACCTCCGGCCCCCGCCAGCGTCTCCAACCGGGCGGTGCCATCATCATCGTTATGACCCGCTGGGGTAAAAAGGACCTCACGGGGCGTCTTTTGGCGGCTCAGGGCAACGATGTGCTGGCTGACCAGTGGGAAGTGGTCGAATTTCCGGCCATTTTGCCCTCCGGGAACCCCCTGTGGCCCGAATTTTGGAAAAAAGACGAACTTTTGCGGGTCAAGGCGGCTCTTCCGCTGCCAAAATGGTCCGCGCAGTGGCAACAGCAGCCCACATCGTCGGAATCTGCCATCATTCGCAAGGATTGGTGGAAAAACTGGGACAAAGAGAAGGTTCCGAACCTATCCTACGTCATGCAGGCCTACGATACGGCGTTTTCGAAGAAGGAAACGGCCGACTACTCAGCAATCACGACGTGGGGCGTGTTTACGCCCGTCGAAGGGGAGCCTGACGCGCTCATTCTGCTCGATGCCAAGCGCGGGCGATGGTCTTTCCCCGAGCTCAAAGAGGTCGCGTGGGAGGAGCACGAATACTGGGAGCCGGACATGGTCTTGGTGGAAGCCAAGGCCACGGGCCAGCCACTGGTGGACGAGTTCCGGGCCCGGGGCATCTCAGCGCTGACCTTCAGCCCCGGCCGCCGGGGCAAGGGCGGCTTCGACAAGAACACCCGTATGCACTTGGTTGCTCCGCTCTTCGAGGCCGGGCGCGTCTGGGCACCCATGGAGAAGTCCTTTGCCGAGGACGTCATCGAAGAGGTCACCTCTTTCCCATCTGGCGACCACGATGACTTTTGTGATAGCATGACGTTGGCCCTTATGCGATTCAGGCAGGGCGGATTTGTCACTCTGAACGGGGAGGAGGATTCCTCTGAGCCCCAGTACCGCAAGAAACGGGAGTACTACTGATGGCAATCGTTGACAGAGCCGTCTTGGCCGACGACCTTCTAGCCCCCGGCGTCGAAATTCCGGTTGATGCTCCGATGGAGTTCCCGGGCGGTGCCGAGATCATCGAAGACGCCGACGGCGGGGTCACGATCCAAGCCCTCCTCGAAGACGATCCGGTGGATGGCATCGACGCTGCCGCCATGGAGCACGGCGCAAACCTTGCCGAATTCATCCCGCAGACGGTTCTCCGCGCCCTCGCAAGTGACCTGACAGCCGCCTACGAAGACGACCTGCAGTCCCGTCAGGAGTGGGAAGAAGGCTACGCCAAGGGTCTCGATCTCTTGGGCATCAAGTACGAAGAGCGCTCCGAGCCGTTTGACGGCGCATCGGGCGTCACCCACCCGCTCATCTCGGAATCTGTGACCCAGTTCCAAGCTCAGGCGTACAAGGAACTCCTGCCCTCACAGGGCCCCGTCAAGACGCAGATCATGGGGGCTCGGACCCCTGAGACCGAGGCGCAAGCCGCCCGCGTCAAGAACTTCATGAACTACCGCATCACGGAGGTCATGACCGAGTACGACCCGGGCATGGACCAGATGCTGTTCTATTTACCCCTGTCTGGCTCGACCTTCAAAAAGGTCTACTTTGACCCGGTCCGCAGCCGCGAGGTCTCGGAATTCATCCCCGCCCAAGACTTGGTAGTGCCGTATTCGGCTGTTGATCTGGAAACGACGCCCCGCGCCACGCATGTGCTCAAGATGCAGGGCAACGACATGCGCCGGATGCAGCTTTCTGGTGTCTACCGGGACATCGATCTGGGACAAGGCAACACCACCGACGCCACCGACATCGTCAAGGAGAAGGTGGACGACATCGACGGTCGCTCGAAGAGCTACTCCGACGACGTCCGCACCTTGCTGGAGTTCCACGCCGAGATTGACCTCGAGGGCTTCGAGGACATCGGGACGGACGGAGAGCCGACAGGCTTGAAGCTCCCGTACATCATCACCGTGGACAAGGCCTCCAACGAGGTGCTGTCGATTCAGCGGAACTACAGCGAGATGGACCCGCTGAAGCGCAAGCGTCAGTATTTCGTCCACTACAAGTTCATGCCCGGCCTCGGCTTCTACGGCTTCGGCATCATCCACATGATCGGCGGCCTCGGTCGCTCGGCCACGTCCATCCTGCGCCAGCTCATCGACGCGGGCACCCTTGCCAACCTGCCTGCAGGCTTCAAGGCCAAAGGCATCCGCGTCCGCGACAACGACAGCCCGATCCAGCCCGGCGAATGGCGCGAGATCGACGCGCCCGGCATGGACCTCCGCAACGCTCTGGTCCCGCTGCCGTACAAGGAGCCGTCGGCCACGCTGGCGCAGCTCTTGGGTGCTTTGGTCAACGACGGCCGCCGCTTCATCGCCCTTGCTGACCAGCAAATGACCAACCTCAACAACGAGGCCCCGGTCGGCACCACGGTTGCCCTGCTCGAGCGCGGCATGAAGGTCATGTCGGCGATCCATAAGCGCCTGCACTACGCCCAGAAGGCCGAGTTCCGCCTGTTGGCCCGGGTCATCGCCGAGAACCTGCCTCCGGTCTATCCGTATGCCGTCGCAGGCGCTCCGGCCGAGATCAAGCAGATGGACTTCGACGACCGGGTGGACGTGATCCCGGTTTCGGACCCGAACATCTTCTCGATGTCGCAGCGCGTCACGCTGGCCCAGACCGAGCTTCAACTGGCCCAGAGCGCGCCGGACATCCATAACCTGCGCGAAGCCTATCGGCGCATGTATCAGGCGCTGGAGGTCGAGAACATCGACCAAATCCTGCCGCCGCCTCCGCAGCCGCAGCCCATGGACCCCGCCATGGAGTCCGGTCTGCTCATCCAAGGCCAAGTTCCGCAGGCCTTCCCGCAGCAGGACCACGACGCGCACATCCAGAACCACTTGGCTCTGTTGCAGCTTGGCATCGTCTCGATGACCCCGCTGCTCGTTGGTGTCATCTCTGCCCACATCTTCCAGCACCTGTCGCTCAAGGCTCGTGAGGTCGTGGAGGCTGAGTTGGCGCAGCTCAAGCAGCAGCAGGGGGCCCAGATGGGCGCTCAGATCGGCCTCGCAGCCCAGAACGGCCAGATCACGCCGGATGCCGCCCTGCAGCAGATTGGCCAGATCGCCGCGCTCCCCCCGCAGTTCAGCCCAGATCAGGTTGAGGCCCGGGTAGCTCAGGTCCTTGCCGAACTCATGGTGGAGCTTGCTCCGCAGCTTTCGCCCTCTCAGGGCCAGAACCAAGACCCGCTAGTCATGATCCGCATGCAGGAACTGGCCTTGAAGGACAAGGAACTGCAGCAGCGTCAGCAGAATGATGAGAAGAAGCTCGCCTTGGAGAACAGCAAGATTCTCCAGCGCGCGACTTCTGACGCAGCCCGCATCGAAGTCCAAGAGCAGGTGTCCGACGACCGCACCCAAATCGCCCGTGAGCGCATTGCCGCCCAGCGCGAAGCCCGCAGACAGC